TGTCGTTCAAAACGACCAAGGTACAAGCACAAGCTGTTGATATTGGAGACATCTCTGAACTAAACGGTTCAGCCCAAATAGTAAGAGACAAACCTTACGATGCAAATTTAAAGTTTGCTATACAAAGTAATGATGAAGCCATAACTACTAATGGCAGAATGGCTATAACATTTCTTGATGACTCTGTTGTAAAATTAACTGAACACTCACAATTATTAATAGATGAATACATTTACGATCCTGATCCAAGCAAATCTAAAATGGCTATTACCTTTGGTCTTGGGACAGCACGCTTTATTACTGGCAATTTAAACCGTATAGATAAACAAAATATTACTCTTAAAACTCCTACAGCAAACATAGCAATAAGAGGTACGGACTTTACAGCTACAGTAGATGAGTTAGGTCGTAGTCTTATAATATTATTACCAGATGCTTTAGGCTTATCTAGTGGCGAAATACTGGTAACTACAGCTATGGGTACTGTGACTCTTAATAAGCCATATCAAGCTACAACTGTTAGCGTTTTTGAATCATCTCCAAGCAAGCCTGTAATCCTTGATCTTAGCCTAGATATTATTGATAACATGTTAATTGTTACGCCTCCTAAAGAAGAAAAGATAACCTACGAAGAAGATGTATCTGCTAAACAAGAAAGCATATTAGATTTTAATGAGCTTGATATTGATTACTTAGATGTTGATTATTTAGGTGAAGATGACCTAGAGTTTACAGAGCTTGATATTAACTTTTTAGATGTAAATTATCTTGAAGATCTGCTTAATGTATTAGATGCACTAGCTATAGCAGAAGAAGAAGATGCACTAGCTCAAGCAACTAGCACTCAAGTAAGTGGTACTTTATTAGGTAAGGATCCTGATACTCAAATAACTACAATTATTACAGGTAATGTTATTAGTCTGCGCAGACAGGTAAACGAGTCTGTGCAATTAGACTTAGATGGTAGTACATCTTATACTGTTATCTTCATACAAGATGGCATATCAAATGTTATCAAGGTAAATGGAGGGAGTGACAGCGTTATTACTATCACTCAAAGTGATTAATGAAAAGACTATTATTACCTATACTTATATTACTATCACTACCTTTAATATTTCAAAGCACCCCTACAGAAATACTCAAGTTAAAGATATTTGATACGTTTGTAACAACACCAGAGCCAAGTGGTAATTTTGTTATTCTTAATATAACTGAAGAAGATGTAGCTAACGAAGGCGGATGGCCATTCCCAAGAAGAACATTAGCACAGATACAAGTTGATCTTATTAATTCAGGTGCTATGGGTGTTGGTTGGGTTATAGGATTTCCCCAAACAGATCGTATGGGTGGTGATGAAACCTTTGCTCAAACACTTGGATATGCACCATCTGTATTAGCTATGTTTGAAAATGCAAATGGTAAATACCCTAAAACAACCGGAACAGTTATAAAAGGTAATGATGTTGGTGGCATGTTTACACCTGGTGTTATACAAAATATTGATATCTTGCAAAATCAAGCAAACCAAGGGATAGCAAGTGCACCTGTAGATATAGATAACTTGGTACGTAGAATACCATTATTACTAAAAACACCAGATGGTTATGTTTCTTCTTTTGGTACAGAAGTTTTAAAAGTATTAACAGGAGCAAAAACTTACATTATCACTACAAATGATAATGGCATACAAGAGATATCAGTCAGGGGAATACCACCAGTCAAAACAGATAGTCTTGGTCGTAAATGGATAAGCTGGGTAAATACACCACAAACCAACTTAAAAGAAATGAATGTGGCAGGTAAGTTTGTTTTTGTTGGAGTCACTGCCCCAGGAATCATGCCTCAAGTTGCAACTCCATCTGGATTATTAGAACCACACAAAATTCAAGCAGCATTATCTGAATCAATTTTACTAGAAAACTCTCCTTTTATCCCAGATTTTGCTCTTGCGTTGGAAATATTAATTTTTGCAATATTTGTGTCTCTGACATGGCTTGTAATTAATTATCTTGGTATAACCAAAGGCGTAAGTCTAGCTGTAATTTTACTCTTTACTACAAGCCTTACAGGAGCTTATAGCATTCAAAAGGGCTATTTAATAGACTTTTCGTGGACTTTTGTATCACAATTCATAACTGGTGCTATAGCTTTCTACTTAAACTTTAGAAAACAGTTTAAATTGCGTCAACAAATTAAAAAACAATTTGAACATTACTTAGATCCAAGACAAGTTAAAAAACTACAAGACAATCCTGGATCATTAGTTTTAGGTGGAGAACGAAGATATTGCACATTTTTATTTACAGACGTTAGAGGTTTTACTGCAATGTCTGAAAAACTAGAGCCAGAAGAAGTAACTAAAATTATGAACAAGGCACTAACTATCCAAGCTGATGCAGTAAAAGAATATGGAGGCATGGTAGATAAATATATTGGTGACGCAATGATGGCTATATTTAATGCTCCTATAGATTTACCAAACCATGAAACTGCTGCTGTTCTTTGTGCTAAAGAGATACAAGAAAACATAAAAAAAGCAGACATTGATGTTGAAATAGGCGTAGGAGTTAATACTGGTTATGCAGTAATTGGGAACATGGGTAGCAATACTAGGTTTGATTATACTGCTATAGGTGATGCTGTTAATCTTGCAGCAAGACTTGAGAGCTCAACAAAGGAGGTTGGAGAAGATATTGTTATAGGTTATGATACTATCAATGCTAAAGATTTTAGTGATCAAATAATTCTAAAAGAACTTAATAGCATAAAGGTAAAAGGAAAACAAAAATCTATAAATATTTATACAATCTTATGACAACATCAAATGAAGCAATAAACAAGATAGAAACCCACGAAAGAGAGTGTACGATTAGATACACAAACATAGAAAAAAGACTAGAAGACGGCTCAAAGCGTTTTGATAAGCTAGAAAACATGATTTGGGCAGTTTATCCGTTTATTTTACTTTCTGTGGTTTTATCTAAGTTTGTATGAGCAAAGTCCTGATAGGGATAATTATTGTTATGACAACAATAACCTATTATTTATATACACAAAACAAAGTTCTTTCAGCTAATAACATTGCTTTAGAAAGTGCTGTAGCTACACAAGAAGAAGCTATTGTTAGTTTACAAAACGATTTTGCACTACAAACATCCAGTTTATTAGACTTACAAAGTCGCAATCAAGAAATTCAACAAGAAATGACAAGGTACCTTGACATATTTAAAAGACATAACCTAACCAAATTAGCCGCAGCTAAACCTGGTTTAATAGAACCTAGGGTAAACAAAGGGACAAAAGATGTATTTAATAGCATTGAAGAAGACAGTCGTAACATTGACAGTCTTGATGATGGCTTGCAGTTGCAGTCTTCTACCAACTAAACAAATAGAAGTTACTGCAAAACCAATGGAAAGAACCATTGTGCAACCTATTATGCCTAGAGAAATAGATTTAAAAGATCCATATTGGTATGTAGTCTCAGATAAAAATTTAGAAGAGTTTTTAGCAAGGGTTGAGAAAGACCAAGGTCAAGTGGTATTCTTAGCTATGTCTGTGCCCGATTACGAGCTTATGGCATATAATATGCAAGAATTAAAAAGGTATATAAATGAGCTTAAAGAAGTTGTTGTCTATTATAAAACAGTTACTACAAAGGAGCAGTAATATGAACATATCACAAGAAGGTTTGTCCCTTATTAAAAAGTTTGAGGGTTGTGAATTAGAAGCATATAAGTGTGCTGCTGGTGTTTGGACAATAGGATATGGCTCAACTAAAGGCGTTAAAGAAGGCGATACTGTTAGTCAAGAAGAAGCAGACAAATTACTTTTACATGAAATGGAAGAGTACGAAGGGTATATTAATGATATGGTTAATGTTGATTTAGAGCAAAACCAGTTTGATGCTATGGTTTCTTGGGCGTTTAATTTAGGACCTGCTAATTTAAAAGCTTCTACTTTATTAAAAGTATTAAATGCTAAAGATTATGAAGGAGTACCAGCACAAATTAAAAGATGGAACAAGGCTGGAGGCAAAGTGTTACAAGGTTTAATAAGAAGAAGAGAAGCGGAATCTTTGTTGTTTGCAGGCAAAGAATGGCATGAGGTTTAACAATGCCATTGCAGAAACTTACATTTAGACCAGGTATTAACAGAGAAGGTACTGCTTATGATAACGAAGGCGGTTGGTTTGATTGTAATTTAGTTCGCTTTCGTAAAGGTAGACCAGAAAAATTTGGTGGTTGGGAAAAATTATCAACTAATACATATCTAGGTACAGGAAGGGCTTTGCATCCTTGGATTTCTTTAGAGGGTACTAAATTTTTAGGACTAGGTACAACTTGGAAATATTACATAGAAGCAGGTAATGCTTTTAATGATATAACACCTATTCGATCTACTACAGCAGCCGGTGATGTTACATTTTCCGCATCAAATGGTGATGCTACAATTACTGTAGCAGATACGGCTCATGGCGCTGTTAAGAATGATTTTGTTACTTTTAGTGGTGCTACAAGTTTAGGTGGCAATATTACAGCAACAGTTTTAAATCAAGAATATCAAATAGCTACTATAGTAAATGCTAATAGTTATACTATTGAAGCTAAAGATACATCTGGGACTACTGTAACAGCTAATGCTTCTGATTCTGGTAATGGTGGATCATCTGTTGTTGGTACTTACCAACTAAATGTGGGATTAGATGTATATGTTCCAGGAACAGGTTGGGGATTAAATGGATGGGGACAAGGTGCTTTTGGTAGTACATCTGCATTAAGTGATACCAATCAGCTTAGAATTTGGACGCATGATAACTTTGGTGAAGACTTAATGATAAACCAAAGAAACGCAGGCATATATAAATGGACTGAAAATGGTGGTTTGTCAGCAAGAGCTGTAGAGCTATCTGGTATTTCAGGTGCTAACTTAGTACCTACTAAAGGTTTACAGGTGATTACATCTGAAAAAGACAGGCACTTAATTGTTTTAGGATGTGATCCTATATCTGGATCTGCAAGAACAGGTGCTATTGATCCTATGCTAATAGCATTTAGTGATCAAGAAAATGCACTAGACTTTGAACCGTTATCCACAAACACAGCAGGATCTCTTCGATTGTCATCTGGCTCATCTATTATTGGTGGTGTAAAAGCAAGGCAAGAGATATTAGTTTGGACTGATACAGCTCTTTATAGTATGCAATTTATTGGACCGCCATTTACTTTTGGTATTAATTTAATTAACGAAGGCACAGGGTTAATAGGTCCTAAAGCAGCAATAACTACTCCTAACGGTGTTTACTGGATGAGTTATAACAACTTTTATTCATACAATGGTAGTGTTGCAACTTTACCATGTTCAGTCCATAACTATGTGTTTACAGACATAAATCTTACACAATCGTTTAAAATCAATGCGTTTACTATAAAAGATAAAAGTGAAGTAGGCTGGTTCTATTGTTCGTCTAGCTCAAATGAAATAGACCGATATGTTATGTATAACTATGTTGAAGGTATATGGTTCTATGGACAATTATCAAGAACAGCATGGCTTGACTCTGGTATTGAAAACTTCCCTAGAGCTGTTACTGGTGGATATTTATACCAACAAGAAAAAGGCTTTGATGATGATGGTTCTCCTATGACCAATGTTTATATTGAAAGTTCTGATTTAGATATAGGAGATGGTGAGCAATTTAGTTTCTTAAAAAGAATAATACCTGACTATAAATTTATAGAAAATCAGAATGATGGGAATGTAAATATTGTTTTAAAGACTAGGAACTTCCCAGGTGATTCTTTAACAATAAATTCAACTAATGCAATAAGCTCTACTACTCAACAAGCTTATGTTCGCAGTAGATCAAGGCAAATAGCATTACGATTTGAATCAGATGATGATGCTACAAATGATGGTAATCTTGGCATAGGATGGAGGTTAGGAGCTACACGTATAGACATAAAGCCAGATGGTAGAAGATGAGCAAACTTTTACAAACTCAATTACCATTAGCAATAGGTCCTGTAGATCCAGAGCTTTTTAATCGTTTAGTTAGAATACTTGAGATTAATCTTGGTGCAATAGACCTAGATAACGTAAGACAAATAAGCGATCCAGAAAAAAATACACTAAAGTTTAATGATGGTAGTATTATATGGAATACGACAGTTGGTGTCCTGCAAGTTTATACAGGCAACAAGTGGATTGACATAGGTGAAAGAACACTAGAACAAGGTTTTGAGATGACATCTAGTGTTGGTGAGGTTACTATTAATATAGCAGGTAGCACAATAATTACTTTATGAGCAATACAGCAGAAGACCTAATATACCAAACTAAAAACCTTTTACTTACCTATCCTGCTGACTGGTACATACAAAAAGATACATTTGATGCTGTAAAAGACTCTATAGCACCCATAGTTAGTTTCTACGAAGATAGTGGCGTAGAGCCTAGAAAAGATACTAAGTTAGACAAAATTATTGAAGAACCATTAAAAGATGTGTACACAGTACCATTCTTTTCTGAGAAGTTTTGCGACATACTTTTAGATGAAATGAAAAATTTAGAAAACCATTTTGGCTTTCAACCTAACCCAGAAGAAGATAATTTACGCCAAATACCAGAAATAACTTTTCAAGATAATTGCCCTCAAATCTTTCAATCTTTGATGCAAACGATATATACTATAGGCAATCCTATATTTTTGAATATTTGGAATCGCCACGTAGACAGTGGTGCAATACAAATAGCAAACTATAATTTAAGGGATAAAAAACAAGGTGCTTGGCATCATGATGCAAGTGCTGATATTAGTATGGTAGTTCCTTTGAACACTGGAAAGTACAAAGGTGGCGGAACTGAGTTTTTAAAACGTGGTACAGTCGAGCCATTACCTACAGGCCACGCTCTAATTTTTCCGAGTTTTACTCACATGCATAGAGGACTTGCAGTAGAATCAGGAGATAGATACTTATTAGTATTTTGGTTAAAATGTTTACAGGAATAATAGAGCATGAATAGAATAGACAACTCAAATAAAGGCATAGCAGGTTTAGGAAGAGGAGAAGATTCTATGCTTGCCCACGTAGCACCAGGAGAAATGGTAGTCCCACCAGTTATCTCTCCACAAACACAAGAAATAATTAAAAGAGAAATGATGTCTGCTGGACTAGATCCCAATGAATATACTGTGGGTCAAGGTATGTCTATCAACCCTATTACAGGTATGGCAGAGTTTGGTTTCCTTAAGAAGCTAGGTAAAAGTTTAAAGAAAGTAGTTAAAAAAGTAGCACCTGTTGCTATGTTTATACCTGGTGTTGGCACAGCATTAGGTGGGGCATTAGGTGGTCTAGGGGGATTAGCTACAAAAGGTTTAACTAAAATAGGGTTAGGCAGTGTTGCAAGTGGATTAGGTGGATTAGCATCAACTGCTGCAAGTGGAATAGCTGGTTTAGGCATACCTGGTATCTCATCTATAGCAGGTGGTACAGCAGGTGGTTTTGGTGGAATTATGGGCGGATTAACCAATCCTTTAGCTGGTGGTATGTTTGGAAAAACTGGATCTACTTATGCAGGTGGACCTGCTGCTGGAAAAGGTTTAGCTAATAGATTTGGTTTGGGGAGTGGCACACCTGGACAGGTTGCTGCATCTGGTCAAGCTCAACAAGCACAACAAGCATTACAGGCAATGACACCAGCACAAATAGCCCAAAACCCACAGGCATATCAACAATTATTAGCTCAAGCTAATGCTTCATCAGGATCTCCTTTTGGAAATTTCTTTGGTGGAGGCGGTGGAGGAGGCGGAGGTCTTGGCGGTTCTTTAGGAATGGCTGCTCTTGCTGCTTTATACGGTAAAGCTGTTAAAGATGACTATTCACGTAAAGAAGGTGGGCTCAAAGACATAAGGCAATCTGTAAGACCAGATCTTATGCCAGCTCCTACATTTACAGGTTTTGATTTAGGCGTTAGAAAGAATGCTGCTATGGGTGGCTTACAAGAACTACGACCTAAATTTGCTATGGGCAGATCAGTAATGTCTAACGAATTAGATATGCGTATGGGTGGTCCTTCAATAGGTCCAGGAACAGGTACAAGTGATGACATACCAGCTATGTTAAGTGATGGTGAGTTTGTAATGACCTCTGCTGCTAACAATGGTTTAGGTGGATTTAAGGTAACAAAGACAGAAACAGGTATAGAACTAATACCAAATGGCGAACCAAACAGACAGAAAGGTGCAAAGAATATGGACAAACTTATGAAAACCTTTGAGAATTTTAACAAAATAGGACAAGCATAATGCGTTTTAATAGAGGCTCTATTATGGCTCCTATAGGTAGCCCTACGAAAATGACGGGTAGAGATCAAATGTCTATTGGTGGTCTTGGCGGTGGTATGGACTTTGATACAAGTCAATTTCTTACAAAATCAGATCTACCTACCTTTGATACAAGCCAATTTCTTACTAAAGGCGATATGCCAACAGCTTTTGATCCATCACAACTAGAACAACAGATAGGTGGATTACAAAAACAAATTAGAGATATACCTTCTTATGACGACACAAACATAAGAAATATGATAGGCAACATACCTCAGTTTGATGACTCTGCTCTACGACAGATGATAGAGCAAAACAAAAATAGACCTGGGTTTGATGCTAGTGGTTTACAGTCTCAGATCGGTAATATAGAAGATAGACTAAGTAATTTACCTCAGTTTGATCCGTCTAACTTACAAAGTGGTATTGCTGGATTAACAAACAGATTAGATAACTTAAATATACCAGAATACAAAGCACCAGACTTGTCTGGCTTTGCAAGAATAGATGACTTGCCTAAATTTAATCCTAAAGATTATAGAGATGACTTTTTATCGATAGCTAGAGAAGGTATAGAAATGCCTGAATACAAGGCACCTGATTTAAGTGGTTTTGCTAGAAAAGAAGACATACCATCTTTTGATAGAAATGCTTTAAGAGATGAATTATTTAAAGATATAACAGGAAGTATAAAGGTTCCTGAAGCTCCTATATTTGATAGAGATGCACTGATAAGAGATATTAGAAGCGGTATTGATATACCCAAACCACCTTCTTTTGATAGAGATGCTTTGATTGAAGATATTAGAGGTGGAATTAACATACCTTCCTTTGACAGAGAAAAACTAATAGAGGACATCAGAGGTGGAATTAATATACCTCAAGCACCAGACTTATCTGCTTTTGATACTAGATTTGCAGACATGCAAAAAAGAATTGATGAGCTATCACAAAGACAAGCACCTCAACCTTCAATACCTACAGTAGAACCAAT